GCGCGAACCATCTGAAGCGGGACGTAAGGGCAGTAGAAGATACCTGCGTCGTACGCTGATGAACCCTTGTAGCCGACCACGTAGAACTGGTTAGCTGCCGAGAAGTTCGCCGAGTACGGATCCACGAACACCTTGAAGCGACCGTTCAAGACACCTGCGAACGTGTTGCCCGTGTCATCAACCTGAAGGTTGTTGGCCAGAGCCGTTGCCGTGTCAAGCTTGCCCGTCATCGCCAGCGCCGACGCAACGTCCGCCGAGCAGATGATGAAGTTACCCTTGCCACGACGTGTGTCCTGCGCGATCAAGTTCGCATCACGCTCCAACTGGAACATGAGACCCTTGAAACGCTCAACCGACCAACGACCGTTTGAGTCAACGTCAAGGTCGAACGTGCCCGGTGTTGCCGTCGCGAGCGAACCCGTCTTAGCAACGCGGTAGATCGTACGAATGACCTCTCGGTTCATTTCCGCAAGAATTTCCTGCGAAAGAATGTTCGACAACTCCGAGTCAGCATCGAGGCCGTGAACCGCCTTGAGGTCCTGCGCCAACTCAATCGTGTACTCAGCCTTCAAAGCACGCGAGTTTGCCGTCACCGTGGTCTTCTCGATGGTGAACGACATTTCGTTGAACGTGCCGCCACCTGCCGTGCCAAGTGCTTCAGCGGCTGCGGTGCTGATGCCCGTACCCGTCGAGTACGCGAGCGAGCCCGTGAAGCCTACTGCGCCTGCGTCAGTGCCGCGATGCGTGCCCTGACCCGAGAACGACGTATCAGCTTCGTTGAACAACGCTTCCGTCGCTGCGGTACGATCCGAGCCACCGCTGTAACGCGACTTCATCGCGAAGATAAGGCCTGTCGGACCGCTCATCGGCTGCACGCCCGCCACGTCATACGCCATCAAGTTCGGCAACGAACGACGAACGAGGCTGATGAGGATCGGATCGTACTTGTCAATGCCCGGGGTCGAGGCAATGTTGTTGGTCGGAGCGTTTTCCATAAGCATCTGACGCTCTTCCATGTTCGCGCGCTGCTGGTTCTCAAGTAGCACCGCCGTAACCTGACGACGATAGTTGTCCTTGATCGCCCCTAGCTCCGGGTGATCAAGCACCGGCTGCCACTTTTCCATCTGGTCTTCGGTCAGAAACATTTCCTGTCTCCTTAAAGTTGTTTGAAGCTCGTTGAAGTTATTTATACCTTTGGAGATTTCCGATCCAGTTTAGAACTTCTTGGACCGAGAAATTGCCTCTACGTACTTCTGCACTGACGGCGACACTTCCCGCAGTTCAGGTGACGTGACTTCCTCTGTCAACACCGACGATGAACCTGCTGGTGCCTTGGTGAAGTATGTCTCCTTGATGACGGTCAGCTTGCTCTTGTAGAGGTCCTCGGACTCAAACGTCACGTCCTCAACCAGCTTCTTGAGCCGCTCGACTTCGGTCTGGGCGAGCCCCTCAGTCATCGTTGCAAATACCTGTGCCTTCTTCAGGTCAGTGATTTGCGCCTGGAGTTCAGCCGCCGAATTCACAGACTCGGTAAGCTTCGCCTCTAGGCCAGCGATTTCGTCAGCCATCTGACCGACAACATCTGCCTTCTCTTCCGGGACAGCGATGTAGTTCGCCTCAAACAAGGTCTTGAGACCGAGCATGAAGTTCTCGGAGATTTCGGTGCGGACCGACGACTCGATTGCGAGCGTATTGTCCTTCACCCACTCCTCGGTTGCAAGCGTCAGATACTGGTCAAGCTTGGTGACCATTTCTTCCTTGATCGTTGCAACTTCCTTGGCCGCTTCCTGAGCAACCGCGTCCTCAAGCTCCTCGCGAAGCGAAGCAACACGTGCCTCGACCACTGCCTCAAAGAGGCTCTTGGCCTTGGTCTTGAACTCCTCGGTCAACGACGCGTCCGATTCAAACAACTTGGCAACATCGAAGCCTTCACCGAACAGCTTCTTCTTGCCATCCTTCTTGTCCTTCTTATCGTCATCGTCGTCCTTGTCGTCATCCTTCTTGCCCTTCTTGTCGTCATCAATATCAATGGTGACCTTCTCCTCGTGGATTCGGTTACCCTTGCTTGTTGACTGATTGATGACTGAAGTAGGATCGACAACCGTTGCGAAGTCCTTCGCAGGACCCGCACCCTGATTGGTCGGAACAGGCTGCTTGGAGTTCTTGGCCGATGCCTTCTTACCGGCTTCGACTGTGCCTAGGTCTTCCGACGGCGCGTCCTTCGAGTCACCCTGCTTCATTGGCTTCTCTTCCTTGACGGCGACGCCCGGTGCAGGAGCATTCGCAGGCTTCGGCTCTTCCGCCGCACCCTTCACTCCCATCGACTCGGTAGCCGAACGCTGCGAAGAACCCTGGGCCATAGGCTCAGTTTCCTTGTTCTTCCCAGCACCCGGATACGCCGATTCAGCTAGAAGCTGCCGAATCTTGCTCTCAACTGACATTGAATGTCTCCGTGACTAAACGTGAAAAAGTTTCGTGATCTATTTATAACCGGTCAAACCTACAGCGATTGGACAAACGATTCAAAGAGTGCAATCTTTGCCTTCTCCAAATCACGCGACGGTGTTGCTGCAATCATGTCCTGCGCCTCTTCGATCTGGCGCTCTGACCATACACCATTCTCAAGCACCCATTCTTTGCTTTCCATGATTCCTGCAACGAACGCATCCGGTGCCGAAGGGTCTGCTACAATGTCAGCGGGTGTTGCCAACTTGAAATCCTTCTGCACGTCACCACCCTTGACCGTTCCTACACCGCGCGAGGATACGCCTAGCTTGGCCCCTTCGTCCAAAAGAGCCTTCGCAATCTTGCCCATAGGCGTATCGAGGAGCTTCGCCTTGCCGATCCAGTTATCGCCTTCCTCAAGGAGGGAGACAATCATGTGCGAGACACGATCCAAATTGATGGTCGGACCTGCAGGGTGACCTAGCTCGCCGAACGCATTCCGTGGTTCAATGCGTTCGGAGATATACCGATTCACCTCTTCGGTAATGTTGCCCTTGGGGTAGCGGCGTCCATTCCGATTCTTGACATTCGACTGGATGAAGATTCCTTCGATGAAGTAGTTTTTCTTGGAGTCCACTTCTTCAACGATGAACTCCACTTCTTCGGTGAGTTCCTTAATCAGCTTCATGGTTATCCTAGTTCGTTCTGGTTCATGGTCTGCTCGTCACCCCAGCCCGAAACCTTCACCAACTCAACGATGACCGACGCAGTACCTGTGATTGTGATGGTAACGGTCTGATCCTGCTGCTCGTTATCGTTGAACCCATGAAAGTCAAAGACACCCCATGAGCCTGCAGGGAAGTCATACATTTGGACACCGTTTCGCGAAATCGACGCGGTCGATGCCGACGGGACTGTCCAATGAATCTTCGAGATTGCTGCCTTCGGATCGTTCAACGAGGTCTGACGAGGCGATGCAAGTTCGGCCATCGTGATGGTGTGCGTCGCCGCACCCGTGCACCGAACGACCGCGACCTGTGACGTAACCTTCAGTGGTACCTTCGCCATGTGTTAGTCCTCTACTGGATTGGGAATATCCTGACCCATCGCGCGACGGAAACGCTCACCGAGCCGCTTCAGCTTCTCAGCGCGAAGGTTCATTTCATACTGGGTGGGCTGACGTTCTTCCATGAGATCCATCCCCTCAACCAGCTTGATGTTCTTTCGTGCCGAACGGGCAGCACGCGCTTCCTGCGACTTCTGGACATGGGCCTTCAACTCAGCCGCAGTGCCTGTGACAGGACCGTGCTTGTCATGAAAGACAGTCTTACCATCCTTGTCCTTCGACGCACGAAGCGTAAGGTGATCGACAGCCTCAACCAGACGCTTCACGAAACGCGGCAAGGTACCTTTGAATTCGGACAGATACGACTCCTGCATGTCCTTCTTGGCCTGGGCGCGCGCCGCAGCCTTTTCAGGTGCCAGCGCGGTCTTCTCAGGCTTCGAGAGCGTTGCCAGGTGTGCCGCCTTGCGCTGTGCGAGACGAGCCTTTCCTGCTGCAATGTCCTTCGATGCATCATAGGACGCACGAGGACCGCGAGCGGCGATAATGGCTTCGGCGACGAATTCTTCGGCGAGTTTGTCAGCCGCCTTTGAGACTCCCTTGAGGCGCTTTGCCGCCTTCTTGCTTTGAGCTAGAGAATAAGGGGTGTGGGCTCTCTTGAGCATATAGCCTCGGTCTCTCTCACTTTCTGTGGCTCGCTTCTGACCATCAGCCGCTGCCTTCTTAACGTACGAGGCCAACGTGGTCTTGCTCAATTCGGTAAGGAACTGATTCTCCAAAGCCTCAAAGATGTTGAGACCCGTGTTAATGCAAACCGATGCCTCGTATAGTTCGTTTTCATCGAGGACGACTTCTTCCTCGACCTCGACCTCTTCCTTCACGGTCTTCTTCTTGCCTGCGGCCATTGCCGACGACGCAACACCCATCGCATACACAGCGGCTGACCGCTCGTGGTTGCGAGCAACCGAACGGTGTGTCGCAGCATGGAGGTTGTGCAGTTCGGTCTGGACCAATTCCTTGTGTCCCTGACCTGCGGTCAAGTGGGCGTCTGCCGCAGCGTGGTGTGCATCGGCAGCAATGATGTGTGCCGAGTGCTGCTCCGCATACGGGGTGGTTGACGACATTTGGTCAGCCGTCTTTGAAGCGTTCACCGCCTTCTTGGAAAGCGATTCAGCGGATTCCGTGGGAGTCGGTTCCGCCTTCGGTGCCGGTTCCTTCTTAGGCAGGGCAGCTTCGGTGAGTAGTTCGCTGAATCGCTTCACCTTAATTCTCCTGGGGTTCTGGTGCTGAGAAGATCGAGGCAGCAACCTGGGTCTTCACCACTTCAATCGCGTCCGCTGCACGGTCGTCCATGAGGTCAGTGAATACGGTCTTGGCTTCGTCGTTCCCTGCGATGATGTTATCTACAAGGGTAGTGAGTCTGGGATCCATAGTATTTAGCCATCTACAGGTTGAGCAGGACGAGGACCGGTTGGCTTAGGTCCAGGTGTCTGCGGTGGGAGTTGAGGGGCGCCAGGTCCAGCGATGCCTGCTGGGATTCCAGGACCCATGCCCTGCAAGCCCATCATTGGAGGCATCGGTTCCGAATCCATCTGCTCCTGCATTTCTTCGATTTCCTCATCCGTCAGTTGCATAATGTTCTTCCAGATGTACTGACGAGAGACGTACTGTCCTTGGAACGGTGCGACCATCGTAAGGAGTTCAAAGCGTGAGCGCAGGATCTCCTGCTGCTTCGACTCGGCGTAGTAGGCATCCTCGGCATACTTGAAGAGGATAAGAGGCTCAATCTCAAGCCAATCCTGTTCCGTGAGGACATTCTTCAGGAGCAACTGTGTTCGCAGCAGGTCCAAGAAGAGGACCGAGAAGCGGATGCGCAGCTTACCTACAAACTTTGTGAACTTGAGTTCGTCACGGGTAATCTCCGACGAACGTCCGAAGTTCAAGCCTCCCGACTCCTTCATGCGCGACGACGGCACGTTCAGTGCGTTGTACAGAAGGTCACGGAAGTATTCAATATCGCCCATCTCGCCCAGGTTCTGAGCGCCAGGAAGCGTTTCAATCTGGGTGCCCTTACCGCCTTCACGACGAGGGAGCCAGAAATCTTCCAACATGGACATGTACTTCTTGTCGTCTCGCACTTCACCGGTGGATGCATCATACACCAGCTTGTTGCGATACTTCGCCATCGTGTCCTTCAAGAACTGGTCAGCCTTCGCTTTCGGAAGGTTGCCCACGTCGATGTAGAAAATCCGACGCTCAGGCGCACGCGCGAGACGATAGATGAGGGCAGCATTCTCGGCCATCCGTAGCTGATTCGCAGGCTTAATCGCCTTGTTCAGATACGAGAGGACCATATTGCGCTCTTGATCCACAAGACCCGATGGCGTATAGGCAATCGCCTCGGGCATAATCATCACCGGGGCATTCGCCGACGTCGTGGGCTGAATTGCAGGGGTCCGAGTCGCGTACATGCCGCGCTCGTCATAGACGTAGAACTCCCGCGTACCCTTGATGATTTCCGTGCCCGTCACCGGGTCACGATCCTTCATGATTTCACGAACCTTACGGATCTTGCGGGCGTCGATGTACCGAATGTCCTGAATGCCGTCCTTCGGTGACTTCGTATCAATCACCTTATGGAAATGAAGGCGTCCGTCGATGTACCACCGACGGAAGTAATCATGCCCACGCATCCGAAACTTGAGAAGCTTGAGGATGGTTTTGAATTCATCCTCAATCGACTTTTTGAGCGTATCAGAGAGGTCCGTGTTCTCAAGATCAATCTTGACCGGATCCTCATTGTCCAATGCGGCAATGGCCTCGTTGACGATATCCTCAATCGCCGAGTCCACGTCAGGCATCAGTGCAATGTCACGATACCGCTTGATTTGTTCCTGATCGGAACGGGCGGCGCCATCGAGGTCCAAGTAGGTGCCGTAGTAACCAGCATACCCACTACCCGGAACTGCAATGTCAACTGTCCCGTCCTCAGTCGGCGGCACAATCGACGGTTGCGATTGTACCGGCTTCGACCGAGTAAGTGTGTACCCAAAGATATCCATTACCAAGTCCTACTAGGGGTTACTGTGGCTTTACTTCAAACCACTGATACTGGAACGTGACCTGGAACTCGCTGATAACGTCGTTCTGGGAATACGCCAGTGCGATTTCGGACACGTTGATCGGGAACGCATCCTTGATTGAGTAGGACCGAATGATGGCATCGTTGCGGTCAAGCTGGTCGACCTGAAGATCCGCCATGTACAGCGCAGGCGTAATCTCACCACCGTTGTTCAGGCGGTTGTTCATGAGGTCAGACCAACGCTCAAAAAGCGTACGGAGCCGCATTGACGTATCGTTCGCAATCGTGATAACCCACGGATCGAACGTACGCTCGCCCGCGAACTTCACCTCACGACCACGGTACTGAATGATCGTTGGGTTTACGTTCGACGCCGGGAGCGATGCCGCTGTGACCAGGAGCGAGTCCTGGCCAGCGGAAGCGCCGACGGCACCGGGGAACGTAAGAGTGACGAGGAACTGGTTCGGACGTGCGCCACCAGCACCTAGCCGAGCCTTGAATTCGTTAATGTCCACCTGTGTTCTCCTAGGTTAGGTTAGCCGCCGATGATTTCCTCGAAGCTGACCGACGAGCGGACTGCGACGAAGTTGAGCGTAATACCATTGATCGAACGGTTAGGCTTGACGTAGATGGACGCAACAAACTCCGCGGCGTCGATCACATCACCCGTGTTGTTGGTCGCATCGCAAATCACCTCAAAGTCCGTCACACCACGACGACCCTTGATATCCCGAAGGAACGGTTCGACCTGGTTACGGAAATCTGCGCGGGTGAATACATCGTTGAACTCAAACAACTTATACTTAGCGGCCGTCGCAATGGCCTTTTCAAGGATGATGAAGAGGCGACGGACGTTGATGTAACCAAACGCCGATGGCTTCGAGAGCATCGTCCGATCACCGTAGAGGAGCGTACCCTCACCAGGAAGCGAGACGACGGGGTTGACACCCACCTTGTACAGGTTGTCGCGATTTGCCTTCTTCGGGTTCCATGCCAACTTGACCACGTTCTTAATGACACCGCGGTTAAAGCCTGCAGGCGACCACCATGCATCGTTGGTCAACTCGGTGCGAGCCGTAAGGCCAGCAACGTCCGCGTTCAGCGGCACCCAACGGAGCACATCGTTGTACTTGTCATACTGCTGCTTCCAACCTGAGTCCATGAAGCCGTATGACGAATTGATCTGGAACGAACCCTGATCGGCGATCACGGCCGTCTCCTCGTTTCCGAGGTTGTTGAGCACTGAGGTCAACTGAGGCGACACGAAACCGACACAGTCCTTCCGAGCATCGGCAAGGTTTACAACGTACTGACCCACCGTAATCGAGTGAGGACCCTGGAACATGAGCGACACATCAATCGTCTCCGGGTCACCGAGCAGGTCGAATCCGCTCATGATATCCCCGTCCGTCGGGGTGTTCGCATCGACGCCACCCGTCAAGGTGACAACAACCGGTGCCGACAATGCTGCGAACGTCACACCCTGGGATGCTGTGCCCCAGTTGGTGCCGTCAGAAGGATGGCCCATCCACCAGATGTACCGCGAACCGCGAAGCACATCCTTGTAGTAGTTTGACGAACCCTGTTCGGTCTTGGCATCTGCGGCCTTCGAGACAAACGCCCACTTCTCAAGGATCGTACCTGGGGTACCAGTCCATGCGCCCGTTTGATCGACCACAATGACGTGGAGTTCGTCCGACGATCCCGAGAGCTTTGAGACCGAAGCCGACGTTGACGGCTGCTGGTCAAACTCTGAGGCATATGCCCACTTCGACTTGATTGAACCCGTCGCGAGAGAAACACGCGCGTTGGCAGCAAGGGTCAACGAGTTGTCCGATTCAATCGAGACAACGGTTCCGATGACCGCATTGGTCGAGTCAAGGAGGGTCGCGCCTACGTGGGTCTCAGAAAGGAACGATGTACCCGTACCCGTGACCGTCTTTGACGAGGTCGAAGTTGCAACCGTGCCTGAGATAAGCACAATCCACGCTGCGCCATCGCACATCGAAACCTTGAGTGCGTTACCGATCGAGCCTGGGTACTTGGCCGCAACAGGACCAACCGTTGCCGAGCCATTTGCAAAGTTGTTATCCCAGTCATCCGCATTCTTTACGAGGATGGCTGTGCCCGACGCAACCGCGTTACGTGCAGCCGAACCGACGACGCGGACAAGCTTCAGGTTATTAGCGTACGCGAGGTAGTTCGCAGCCGAGAGCCACGATGCGGCAATCTCGGTCGTCGGACGACCGAAGTCGCGGACTAGCTGAGCCTCGTCGGTGACGGTGCGCACATCGAGAACGGGACCCCAAACGAACGGTCCTACGTAGCCGCCCGTAGTAGCGGCAACGGCAGGGACGATGTTCGTAAGGTCCTGTTCAGTGATTTGCACACCTGGGGATACTTGGAAAGCCATTGGTGATCTCCTGTAGTGTGATTCATTGCAACAGCACGGTCATTTTGGACTGAGCAGTGAATCTATTTATGAAATCCCGGGGTTCACCATTTCCTACGAGGCATAAAACCACGTGTCCCCATCTTCGATAAATGACTCTTCAGGTTCACCACGGTCGATGATACCGAAGGGGGTCATCTCGTCCTCGATCTTCCGGGCGA